CAGACCAGTGTGGAGTGGTTGTGGTTTCCTTATATTCCATTTGGAAAACTGACAATCATTCAGGGCAATCCGGGAGAGGGAAAAACTTATTTTGCCATGATGCTGACCGCAGCCTGTACGAACCGGAAGACTTTTCCGAATATGGAAGAGATTGAACCATTCAATGTAATATACCAGACTGCAGAAGACGGTATGGGAGACACAATCAAGCCGAGACTGGTAGAAGCCGGTGCTGATCTGAGCCGGGTTATGGTCATTGATGATACAGAAGAAGCACTGACATTATCCGATGACCGTATCGAAAAGGCAATCCGTCAGAATCAGGTCAGACTTTTAATCATTGATCCGGTACAGGCATTTATCGGTGCCGACGTGGATATAAACCGGGCAAATGAAGTGCGTCCGGTATTTCGAAAACTGGGAATGATTGCTGAAAAGACCGGCTGTGCGATTGTGTTGATTGGACATCTGAATAAATCTTCTGGTACGCAGAGTACTTACCGGGGACTTGGCTCTATTGATATCATGGCGGCAGTGAGAAGCCTGCTTTTCATCGGAAAAGTAAAGAAAGACCCGACAACAAGAGTGCTGATTCATGAGAAAAGTTCTCTTGCACCTCCGGGTGAGACGATGGCATTTAAACTTGGAGATGAAGAAGGTTTCCGATGGGTGGGAGCTTATGAGATTTCTGCCGATGATCTTCTGGATGGAAAGGAAGGAAAGCCGACAGAAACAAAGCTGCAACGAGGAACGAAACTGATCTATGAACTGCTTGCAGACGGAAATGCAGTCACAATCCGGGATGGTATAGCATACAAACAGATAAAAGAAATAGCGTAGATGTGGGGATTAAAATAGCCGCATAAAACAATTTATACAGGTTTTGTCTAAAATCTCAATGCCTCTTTGGTTATTACTAAATATTCAAAGTAATAGCTAAGGAGGTTTTTTTATGATTAAACTTGAGAAACTGGAAAAAGGTGAGTTTTTTGAGGATGCTTTTCTTGTATCCTACAGGTACAACAAAGATTATTTAAACAAGATGAGATCACTCAAATACAAAAGGTATGTGCCGGATAAAAAGGCGTGGGAGATCCCCTCAAGTGAGCTTAAGCACTTAGTAGATCTCTTTGGAGTTGATGATATCAATGTGAACGCTAAATATCTGGAGGGCTTAGTTGAGAAAGAAGAGAGTAAGGCTGATGAGGCTCCTGAGGATATCAAAGAACGTTTAAAAGATATTAAGCCTATTGTTGACTATCCATTTAAAACAAAACCTTTCCCTCATCAGATAGAGGCTTTTAATAAGGGCTATGAGTGTAAGAATCTTTTACTTGCAGACGATCAAGGACTTGGAAAGACAAAAGAGAGTATTGATATTGCAGTAGCTCGGAAAGGTGAGATAGGTAAATGTCTGATAGTCTGTGGAGTAAACTCAGTAAAATATAACTGGAAAAAAGAGGTATCAGTACACTCAAATGAGAGCTGTGTTGTAATTGATGGAAAGACAGTAGATAAAAGGATCCAACAGATAGATCAGTGGATCTATGGTAGTCCTTACTTTGGAATTATAAATATAGAGAGCCTGAGAAATGAGAAGATCATGGACAGAATTTATATGGATTGTAAGGATGATATTATAGGGGCTGTAATCGTGGATGAGATCCATAAAGCTAAAAATGGTATGTGCTCTCAGGGTAGATCTGTGAGACAGCTCAACAGCAAGATCAGGATAGGACTCTCTGGTACTCCAATGAATAAAGCAGAAGATCTCTGGAATATCCTCACATGGCTCAGAGTGGAAAAGAGAAATTACTATCAATTCAAAAATAGATACTGTATCATGGGAGGCTTTAATGGTTATAAGGTAGTTGCTCACAGAAATCTGGATGAGCTAAATAAAGAGCTTAATACTGTTATGCTGAGGAGAAAGAAAGAGGAAGTGTTAGACCTCCCTCCGAAAATTTACACTACTGAGTACATTGAGCTTACCAGAAAACAGAGGATTCTCTATAAAGAAATCCGTCAGGGTATCGTGGATAATCTGGAGAATATCCTTGAGATCCCTAACCCTCTGAGCTGTACAGTAAGACTCCGACAGCTTACCGGGGGAGTCTTTGGGGATGATAACCCTAAGTTAGAGAGAGTAAAGGATATGCTGGAGGAAATCACAGAAAGCGGTCATAAGGCTTTAATCTTCTCTCAGTGGGAGCAAGTTACCTCTGTGTATAAAGAAGCCTTAAAAACCTATAATCCGGCTTATATAGTGGGAGCTGTAGATCCTGAGGACAGGCAGAAAGAGGTTGATAGATTCCAGAATGATCCTACTTGTAAAGTGGCTATAGGAACTATAGGAGCTATGGGAACAGGTCTTACAATGACAGCGGCAAGCTATGTTTTCTTTGTAGATAAACGCTACTGGGATGCTGAGAATAAACAGGCTGAGGACAGGGCTCACAGAATTGGAACTACAAATACAGTAAACGTGGTATCTCTGGTAGCCACTAATACAGTAGATGAGGGCATTGAGGAGATGCTGAGGGATAACAAGGCTCTCTTTGACAGAGTAGTTGAGGGTAAAGGATCCCGTGTAGATATGGGAGAAATCCTCAGAAAGATATTGCAGTATTAAGGCTTTAATGCTAAGATATTATATAGGTTTATGCTAATGAGGGATAAATGAGGAATAAAAACAGATCATTGAGGAGGACTGAGGAATGAAAGTTATCAATGGAATAATCCACTATACAGCTACAGAAGTATCTCAGCTCTGTGGAGTATCTACTCAGACTATAAAGCTCTGGAATAAAGCAAGTGAGCAAAGGGAAGAAGCCGGGGAGGGTAGACTGATCCCAGCTCCTCACACTGAGCCAAACGGCTATAAGTATTGGAGTGCTGAGGATACTCAGAAGATTATAGAGTATGCTGGACAATCTCATAAAGAGAGATATGGTAACATGAAGAAAGAGGGCAAATGAGCCCTCTTTTTTTTCTTGTAGGGTAGGACAAAAATGAGATACCCTAAGACAATTTTGTCCTACCCCTATCTCATTTCTGTCCTATCAAAGATTAATCTATTAAAATATAAAAATAAATCAAAGATTTATTTTAAAGAGGAGTTCAAAAACTTTTCTTTTTTTTTTGTCTAAAAATCTTATCAGCTTTCAGTTATTACTCAGTGCAAGGTAAATAAAAGAAAGGAGCTAAGAGCTATATGATTCAATTAAATTTTTTAAATGCTGTAGTAGAAGATAACGGTAACGGGCTTAGAGTAAATGGTAAAGACCTCAACAGCATTATCTCAGCGGCTTTAGGAACTATCAAAAAGATCCCCGGTAGATATGAGTATTTGGGGGAGGAGAATAAGGGTAAACCTTTTGAGTCTCAGCTCTGTAATGTTTCAGTGACTATTGATGATATATCAACAGAGATCACAGAGACTATTACTTTTGCTGAGAACGGAAATGTACAGGAGGTTACTCTGGCAGAGTTTGAGAAAGGGTTAGAGGATGAGCACTCTCAGGAAGTTAAACAGGCAGATCCAGAAGAATAAAAAGGAGTTGCCAATGAAAAAGGTTGTTGCCCGGAAAATGGGGTTGACTACAAAAGAGTTAAATAAAAAGTATTTCAACAAGAATAAGGAGGAAAAGTAGTATGTTTAGTGGTATGGGAATGTTTGGAGCTTTTGGTTTTGATCCAGAGGAAGAGACAAAAAAAATGAAGAGATGAAGCGTGAGGCAGAGCTCAGAAAGAAGTATGAGGAAAATCTGGATAAGCCTATCACAATTACTCAGCGTCAGTTTATGGAGATCTCAGCTCAGGTAATGACTAATGGTAAATTTATGAGCATTGCTAAAGAGCGTGATCCTCAGATGAGAGCTATGCTGGTGTTAGCAGTTACCCCTATCATGGCTGATCTCACGAAAGAATTATTTGCAAAAGATTTTGAAGAGGAGGAAAAATAATCATGGCAGAGAATAATAACAATAAACCACAGGTAAGAGTAGCCTCTATTGAGGTGGAGTTAGGAATGAGTGTACAGAATAAGGCTGGGATCTGGTGTAAGCCTACAGCAAGAATGGTACTTACAGTAGATGGAGGAACCTCTCCGGCTCAGAGAGCGGCTATCATCAAACAGGGATTTGATGAGGTATGTGAGAATATTGAGAAGCTGTTAGAGGAGATGTAGGATGAAAGAGGTAAATTGTACAGCACTTTCCTCAGAGGTAGTAGAAGCCATTTATAATAAATCTGATTTATCTCTTGCGGCTAAGGGACTGTTTATTTTGTTATCTTGTGGATTTGAGGATATTGATTTTTCGGATCCTGAATATGTGACAGCTTTTAAGGAGTTACATGATAAGCGTTATCTGAATTTCTCTTTAGGTTGTTAATTAGTTTCTGGGAGGGGTAGCACCCTCCCATTATTTACCGGAGGTGAGGTAGATGAAAATTTCAATAGAGGGGTTCGATCAATCAAGAGCTGTAGAGTTGGGGCTATGCGTGGCTGATATGGTTTTACTCAGATGGTTTGTGGATTTCTCTAATACTGGAGCAATGGAGAAACGAATAATAGACGGAAAGGAGTATTTCTGGATTAGTTACGAATATGTTTTACAGGAGTTGCCTATTTTAAAAATCAGTAAGAAAACTTTATACAGATGCTTTAAGGATCTGGTAGATAAGGGGATTTTGACTCATGCTTTTGTTAAGGATGGGGGGAGCTATTCTTTTTATGGGTTTGGAAAAGGATTCTTTTCCCTTGTCAGTAGCAGTAGTTTTTCTGGGGCTGTGTTACATACATCTCAAAAGCCTCCAGCGGAAAAGAAACCTGTAAAAAATTCTCTTACCAAAAAAGAGGTTGAAAGCAGAATAGCAGAGAGCTTTACTGATGAGTCTTTGAGATCTTCTTTTAATGATTTTCTGGCAATGAGGGTAAACATTAAAAAACCTATATCAACCTCAGGAGCTCTTACCAGAATGATTAACCGGGTGAAAAAGCTCTCTGATGGGGACGAGTCTTTAGCTGATAAGATATTAGATCAGAGTATAAGGAATAACTGGCAAGACATTTATCCTTTGAAAGAGGGGTATGTAGGTACAAGTAAGGACTCAAAGATCACAAGTAAACAGTATGATCCGGCTGAGCTTGCAAGGGATGATAAGGGAAACCTGAGAGTATTTTAATTTTGAGGAGAGTATAAAAGCTCTCCTCATTTTTTTTTTGTCTAAAAATCAGAGATTAACTGGTTATTACTCAGAAAGAAAGGAGTTGTAAATCTATGAAATGTTATGCAGAGACATATTGCAAGAAAAGAAAAAATGAGTGCAATGAGTTTTGTGACGGGTACAGACTCTTGAGAGCTTTATATAAAATGAGCCGGATCCCGGAGCGGTACTGTTATAATATCCCACTTGTACCAGAGGGGAAAGATCTGGGAGCTTTTGAGGCTCTCAATGATTTTATGAAAAGTGTTGAGGAGAGAGTTGAGAAAGGTGAGGGGCTGTATATCTGGAGTGAGTCCACTGGTAACGGTAAGACCTCATGGGCTTGTAAGATCCTGAGCTATTATTTCCGAAAGGTGGCATTTAAGAGCGGCTTAGAAAATGAGGGGCTGTATATCTATCTCCCTACTTTTCTGGATGATCTTAGACAGAGCTATGATGATCCTGATACAGATTTCTCAGAGCTGTTAGCAATGCTCAAAAACTGTAAGCTCCTGATTATTGATGATATAGGAGCTGAGAAGTCTACAGAGTGGGTAAATGAGAGATTACTCAGTATCATCAATACCCGGATGATGAAAGGACTCAGTACCGTTTATACCTCTAATTGTTCTCTGGATGATATAGGGAAAAGGATGGGAGAGCGGATCAGGAGCCGGATAAGAGGATCCGTTACAGAGATACATTTAACCGGACAGGATAAGAGGGGAGGGGTTAAGTAATGGCTGGTAATGGATTAGTAGAAGAGAGCTATATTTGTAAACTCTTAGAGGGGGGATCTCTTGATACTTTGAAAGAGTCCGGGCTCCGGGATGAAATGTTTTTAACCTGTAAGGATCAGATCCAGTTTATCCAGAAGCATGAGGCAGAGTATAAACAGCTCCCGGATAAAATGATCTTTTTACAGAAATTCAAAGACTTTCAGATGTTGGAAGTAACAGAGAGCATGGACTATTTAGCTGACAGGATAAAGGAGCAATTCCTTTACACTAAGTTAGTCCCTATAGTTCAGGAGGGAGGAAACCTGTTAAGAGAGGACTCCCTGAAAGCCTATGATTATCTGAGAGCGGCACTGGAGACTTTACAGAAAGATAACCCGGTAAGTAAAAACAGAGAGGGTGTAGATATCATCTCCTCAGCTAAAGATAGATTAAGCTCTTACCTGAAAAGGTGTGATATGAAAGGGTTAATGGGTATCCCTACGGGACTCACTCAGTTAGATGATATTACAAATGGATGGTTGTTTGGTGAGGAGCTTGTAATCATCACAGGTAGAACTAATGTGGGTAAATCATGGATAGCTGAGTTTTTCGGTACAGTGGCGTGGGAGGCTGGTTATAAGATCCTCCAGTATTCAGGAGAAATGAGTGTGGAGATGGTAGGTTTTAGATTTGATACACTCCATAAACATTTTTCTAACATGGGACTCCTTAACGGATCCGGGATACTGGGAAAGAAAGAGGGATCAGATGGAGCTAAGCTCTTACAGGATGATTATAAAAATTATATCTCTCAGCTCTCTACAAAGTCAGGCTATGTGATTGTTACTCCTGATGATTTTGGAGGAAGAAAGCCAACAGTAGGAGAACTGGAGACTCTGGCTAAAAAGTTGGGCTCAGATATGATTATCGTGGATCAGCTTTCCCTTATGATGGATCAGAGGAGAGTGGATACTCCCCGTATTGCTTATAACAATATTTCTGAGGATGCTTTTCTGATGAGTAAGAAACTGGGTAAGCCTGTAATCATGCTGGCTCAGGCAAACAGAGAGGCGGTTAAGAATAAAAAGAAAGGTCAGTCTCCAGAGTTACATGATCTGGCTGAGTCTGATGGAGTAGCTCAGAACGCTACCAGAGTAATCTCCCTCTCAGTAATTGGTGGAATTTTAAAACTCTCCGTGAAGAAAAACAGGTATGGTATCAACAACAAGGATGTAATGGTGATGTGGGACATTAACGCCGGATACATTAAGCCATTACTGGAGAATAAAGAGGGAGAGAAAGGGGAGGCTGAGGATTATGGATTCTGAGAAAAGAGAAAATATAGAATGGAGCCTGTTTTTACTTGGTCTGGTAGCGGCTGTATTTTTCAGTATTATCTTGATGTGTATAGGCTTTTATCATGTGTTCTTTGAAGAACCTCAGGAACCACAGAGCCTCCCTTATGAGGTGATTGTATATGATCGGAGTAACAAGGCTATTATTGATTATGGGGCAGTATGTGAGGTAAAAGATGGGGTATTATATCTCTATGACGCTACAGAGCTGGGGAGGAAAGATGTGAGCCACTTAGTAGAGTAAAATTAAACTTTTGAAGAATTTTAAAATTCTTTGTCTAAATATTCACCTCTTTTAGGTTATCACTCTATGAGAAGCCTAAGGGAGGTGATTTTAGTTGAGTGATAGATTATGTAGTAAAGATGTAGCTGATCTCATGGAGAAAAGACATGATAACTTGATGAGAACTATCAGAACAGATCTAAAGAACCTTGAAACCCCGGAGAAGTATTATAAAGAGGATACCTACACAGATGGTAAAGGAAAAGTCCGTGAGTGCTTTCAAGTTTCTTTAGATGGCTGTAAGAGGCTCTCTAATAAGCTCAAGGGAGAGTTAAAAGAGGAGTTCCTTATTGCTGTAGGCTTAAGGCTTAAAAACGGTACAGAGGGGCAAAACACGAAGCCTGAGAGTGAACCTGAGAAAGAATATACTCTTGAAGAGGCGGCGGCTGAGTTAGGGATCTCAAGGAGGACTCTGGGAAGAAAGATTGATGCCGGAGAAATCCAGACAGAGAAAAGGGAGTATCAACAGATCCTCATAAAAGAGAGATCCATAGTAACAGAGTCAGCTCTTGAGGCATACAGAAAAAGTCTGGAGGTAGAATAAATGTTTAAGTGGAGATTGAGAGCCTGTAGAGTACAGGCTGGATTGTATCAGAGAGAAGCGGCTAAAGCTCTTGGAATCTCTGAGGTATCCCTTGTAAATTACGAAAAGGGAAAGAGTAGCCCGGACATGGATTTAGGGCAGAAAATGAGTGAGCTCTATGGAGTCCCTATGGATATGATGGACTTTACAAAAGTAGGGAACAGAGTAATAAAGGACTAAAGGAGGATATCAGGAATGAGTAAGGATCTGGATGTTAATAAGCTGATGGATAATGTAAAAGCTCTCACTGTAGAGAATGAAAATCTACTGAGGGAGAATGAGGATTATAAGGCTAAGGTTGAAAAGCTGGAGTCTGATATTGAGGGATATAAGAGAAGCTGTGAGGAGCTCTATAAGGATAAATGTAAGGTAGAGGTTGCTTTAGCGGATGAAAGAAACAAGTCTAACGCTTATCAGAGAGAAAATGAGATACTGATACGAAAAATTGACAGCAGTTTGACAGTAGAAGAACTGTTAAGACATTTGTCAAAAGGTGGAGGTAACAGTGTAGTAATTGGGATTAAGTAAAAAGAAAGGAGCCTTACGGCTCCTCTCCCTTAAGCTCAAGTATTCTTTGAGCTATCCCTTTGAGTAGGATTAGATCTTGCTCCTCCAGCTTAACTACTTGTTTAAATAACTCATAAAGTGAGGTATTACTCTCAAGTAGCTTTGCAAGTATCACTGGATCAGATGAGTTAGATTGTTTCTTTTGGTAAGGATCGGACATTAGATCTGTAGTATCAATGTGGAAATAGTTAGCTAACATTTCTATTTTGTCCATTCTTGGAAACATCTTTCCGTTAATCCATTGAGATATTGTGGGGGAGCTGATGTTAAGATCCCTGATTAGATCTTGTTGACGTTTTCCATTGATGCTCATGTAATACTGTAGTGCTTTAGGAAACGCTGATTTAGGATCTGTACTCATATTTTTCACCCCCTCTCTATCAAGGGATGAGTATATTATACAGCAGAACAAAGAAAAAGTAAAGTTAAACAAAGAAAAAGTTTTGCTAAACTTAAATATTTTTATTGACATCTTTGTTTAACTGAGATATTATGTGTGTTGAGGGGTGGTTTACCCCGTACCTCATATTATTTTACCTAAAATTCTTTGTTAAACAAAGAATTAAACAAAGAATTTTAAATAAAAACAAAATAAGGAGGATGCAGAGATGGAATTAACAACACTCTACAAACAGTACAGAGCCGCAAAGTTGGCGGCAGATCAGGCGGCAAAAGAAGAGGACAAACTCAAGAAAGCCCTCAAGAAAGCAATGGAAGAAGCCGGGGTTAAAAACTACACGGATGAGGACGGTTTTCTCTTTGAGAGAATCGTACAGAACAGAAAGAGCATGGACGAAAAGGGTGTGCTGGAGAGCCTCAAAGAGAAAGGACTTACTCAGTGTATCAAGACAGTTGAGGCAGTAGATGAGGCTAAGGTACTTGAGGCTATCGAAGCTGGAGAGTATACGGCTGAGGAGCTCCAGAAGTACCTCACAGTCAAAGAGGTTGTGATGTTGAAACTTACAGATCCGGCAAAAGTCAAGAAATGATAACTGTCTGGAATACTCCAATAGCGGCAAGCGTGGAGCAGATCCTCAGGGATCTCAAGCTCATGCTTTTCGCTGAGGGGTTGCTCAGGGATCAGAACAATACCGGATCTGATGTGATGGTTACTTGTCCATTCCACAAGGGAGGGCATGAAAGAAAGCCCTCCTGTGGTGTGAGCCTCAAGGAAAAGATAACGCCGGATAAAACCTATGAGGCTGGTACAGTCCACTGTTACACCTGTGGTTATACCGCTGACCTCCCTACTTTTATCAGTGATCTGTTAGGGATGGGAAACCCTATGGAGGGTTTTAAGTGGCTGGTAGGACATTACAACTACTCAGCAAATGACCGGGAAGAGATTCAGTTTAATTTCTTCCGGGGAACTGATGAGGGACAGGTAGCCGCTATGGATGAGGGAGAGGTTGAGGAGTATCACAAGAACCTTTTGAGGAGTTCAAAAGCTCAGAACTATCTCAGGGGGAGATGTATAAGTCGGGATGTGATGGAGATTTACAACTTAGGTTTTGATCCAGCGGATGAGGCGGTTTTATTCCCGGTCTACTCCAGAAAGGGAGATGTGCTCTTTTACAAGAGCCGCTCACTGGTGGGAAAGCACTTCTTTAATGCAAAGGACATAGACAAGACCGCCGCTGTTTACGGACTCTATCAGACCTTAGAGGCAAAGATCCCGGACAGTACAGAGATCTGGTTAGTGGAAAGTGAGATAGATGCTCTGAGCCTTGTTTCTAAAGGTATTTTAGCGTGGGCTTTCATGGGATCGGATATCTCAGAAAAGCAGATTAAGGAAATGTGTCAGAGCCCTTATAGGAGATTTGTCATAGCTACAGACAATGACGAAGCCGGGAGGAAAGCGGCAAGACGGATAAAAGACAAGCTCATACCTTTAGGCTTTCGCTTTTTTAATCTCAAGTGGCTTACAGATCTCAAGGATGTAAATGAGCTGATTCAGAATTACGGGGATGATTTTGAGGATTATCTCCACAGGTATTAAACAGGAGGAAAACAGGATGAGAACAGGATTATATAAAAGATTAAGCAATGAGGAACTGGTAGAACTGTACAAGGCTGGAGAGTCTGATGCTTTTGAGGCATTACTTAAAAACACTGAGGGACTGAGAGCTACTTTAGCTCAGAGATACTTAAACATTCCGGGTAGTGAGTTTGAGGATCTGATGAGTGAGGGAGCTATAGAGATGCTCTCAGCTATCCAGAATTTTGACAGCAAAAACTACAGCTCCTCTTTTAGTACGTTTTTGTACTCAGCTATCTCCCGTCATTATAACGATATGTTTACAGCGGCAGTTTGTGAAAAAAGAAATCCGGGCTGTTTTGTGCAGAGTTATGAACAGGTTAATTCTAACTCAGAATATGAGGAAGATGGGGACAGCTTAGGATCATCTGAGTTTTCTGTAGAGTGTGAAGATTACAGCATGGTAGAGATCAGAGATCTCCTGAGTAGACTCAAGCTCTCAGATAAGGAGAGAGTAGTGGTTAATCTTCTCATGGCTGGAAATAGCAAGCCGGACATTGCCCGGAGGCTTGGAGTAAAGACTCCCTCTGTACATAGCTATGTAAAACGTATTGCAACAAAGATAAATTTATCCGGGGCTTATGCCTAAAAACATCCCTCCTCTCTGGTTAATACTATTTGAAACAAGACAACAGGAGAGGAGGTAACACACATGAGAAAGCGTTTAAATGTTTTACTGGCACTGGTTACGGGAAAGGCTATTGTGATTGCTCAAAGTCCTGAGGAAAAAGTAGCGGATGTGTTAGTAGGAAAGAATGTTTCTAAAAAGTATGCAGTCAGTAGCCTGTATAGCACTTTAAAGGCTATGGCACTGTAAATATAAAAAAAAACAAAAACAGGAGGATACAGGAACAATGGGAAAATCATTAGGAGAGTTAATTAACAAGTATGAGGGACAGGGATTTTCAAAAGCTGGTTGGTTTTCACTGAAAGATGATGGAGACTCAGCAACAGTCAGAATGTTACATAAGGGAGCTATCGGTACTGAGCCGGACGGATCTCCTAAGTATGATCTGGATGTATATGAGGTACATAAGCTGGATGTTGATGGATCAGGAAGAGACAGAACTGTACTTTGCAAAGGAGAGGGCTGTGAGCTCTGTAAAGCTGGTATTAAGTCACAGCTTAGAATGTTCTTACAGATGGTTAATCTTGATGAGAAAGACAAAGAGAAACAGCTCCAGCTCTGGGAGAGAGGTATCACAGACATTAAGCAGATCTTAGGTATCATTGAGGAGTATGGAGATCTCAACGCAAGAGACATTAAGATTAAAAGATCCGGGGCTAAGGGTAGCATGAAAACTACTTATCAGTATTTCCCTAAAGATAAGACTGAGAGAGAGTTACCGGAAAAGCAGAACCTTGTAGGCTCCCTGATCTTAGACTTATCTCCTGAGGATCAGATCAAGGCTATTGAGGGTAGACTGGAAGTAAAGAAGAATAACAACAATGAGGGCGGCGGCTCATCTGATGGAGCCGGAGACAGTACCAGAGTATTTTAAGCTGATGGGAGTGAGGCGGTAAAGTTTCACTCCCATTTTTATAACAGGAGGAAACAGGATGGACAGAAAAGGACTGGAAATAAATATGAGCCGGGAAGAGGTCGGAATGGATGATATCAGTAAAAGACTGGTACATAATAAAGTGTGTAATGTAACAGTAAAGAGAAATAAGAATAAGCTGGAGAACGCTCTTGCAGTTATTCAGGAGCTTGTAAAATCTGGCAGACTCCACGCAGAGGGAGAGGTTGAAACTATCAGGACTCCAGAGAGATTAAAGGAGTACATGGATCACAGTAAGCAGTCTGGAGAGTATGTATTGGACGTAGAGACAACAGGGTTAGATATTTACAATGATATCCTTGTGGGTATCTGTTTATACACTCCGGGAGAGACAAGTGCTTATGTTCCATTTAATCACACAGATCTCCAGAATGTAAGAGTTGCGGATCAGATGAGTGAGGAGCAAGTGAGGGATATAATGATCCCTTATTTACAGGATCAGGAGCTTAGATGTATTAACCACAATATCAAGTTTGATAATAAGAAATTGGCGTGGGATTGGAAACAGATTATAGTAAATATTTACTGGGATACCCTGATAGCTGGATATGTCTTAAATGAGAATGAGCCTCACGGATTGAAGCCACTCTATAACAAGTACATCCTCCACGGTAAAGGATCCTCTGAGGATTATGGGGATCTGTTTGAGGGAATCCCATTTAACTATGTTCCTATTGAGGTAGCTACTGTATATGGTGCGAATGATGGATTTAAGACCTATGCTCTGTATAAATTTCAGGCTCAGTATCTTAGAGAAGATCATCCCCGTGAGGACTTTAGGAAAATGTATTATGTTTTCCGTGAGGTAGAGATGCCTCTGATCCCACTCTGTACTGATATGGAAATGAGAGGAGTAGAGATCAGAGAGGATTTTGCTAAGGAGCTCTCAGAAGATTTCAACAAAGAAATGGTAGAGGTAGAGGCTAAGTGTGATGCTTATGTGGAACAGTTTAAACAATACATACTGGATCACAATAACCTGATGAGACTCACAAAGGGTACTTGTAAGATTAACTATAGCAGTCCTCAACAGGTGGCGGCTTTATTTTATGACATTTTCAAGCTGAGAAGTGTAAGCCGTAAAGAGCCACGGGGGACAGGAGATAAGATCATACAGAAATTTCTCAGTACAGCGAAAAAGAAAGATACAAAGAAATCAAGAGAGTTTGCTGAGTTTCTGGAGAACTATCAGAGATTTAAGGAAATCAAAAAGCTGTTAGGAACCTATGTGGATAAGATCCCTCAGGTGAAAGAGCCTAAGATCAATGCAGTATATACCACCTATAACCAGTACGGGGCAAAGACGGGAAGATTTTCAAGCTCTGATACAGTAAGTAAAATCAATCTCCAGAATATCCCGTCAAAGGAGAAGAGGATCAGGAAGATCTTTAAAGCCCGTGATGGGTATAAGCTGGTGGGTGGAGACTTCTCACAGATTGAGCCCCGTGTACTGGCTTTCCTGTCAGGTGATGAGAGTATGATTAACGCATACAAAGAGGGGAAAGATCTTTATGCTATCATGGGATCTCAGGTGTATCAGTTACCTTATGAGGACTGTAGAGAGTTTTATCCTGATGGAACTGTAAACGCTGAGGGTAAACACAGACGTACAACTATGAAGAGTGTACTCTTAGGTATCATGTATGAGCGTGGAGCTACAGCTATTGGAGAACAGTTTAATAAGAGTGCTGAGTGGGCTCAGCAGTTGATTGATAACTTTTACAAGAGCTTTCCTAAGATTAACCAGTACCGCCTTAAGATTGAGAATATGGCTGAGACTTATGGTTATGTAACTACTATCACGGGAAGAAAAAGAAGATTGCCGGATATGCAGTTAGAGGATAAAGATGATTACAGATATCAGGAGGCTCACAGACAGAGCCTTAACTCAGTAATACAGGGATCCTCAGCGGATATCATGAAACTCTCCATGATTGCTATTTACAATGATCCACGGTACAAGGCTCTGGATTGTCACATGATTATTACCGTACATGATGAGTTAATCATGGAAGTACCTGAGGAGCATATTAAAGAGGGAGCTGAGCTCTTAGTAGGAACCATGAAGAGAGTAGGACATAGCCTGATTGATCTCCCTATGAGTGTGGATGCTGAGGTTAATGATTACTGGTATGGCGAGAATTTAGCTGAGAAATACGGGGTATAAGGAGGACATTATGTTTTTATTTAAGAGTATTGATGAGAAAATTGAGGAAATGGGATTTAAAAAGATCAATGAGGATAAGTATGGAGTTGAGTATGAGAGATACAGTGAAAAGTATAAATATACTCAGCGTGTTTCTATTTTACATAAAGCCTCTGGTAGACATATTTTACAGTCTTATGATACGGGGTTATTTGATAGTAAGGGAATTGGAAATACTTGTGTAGGTCTTTCTGGTTATGAGATGAAATTGTTTTATAAGAAAATGAAGCAGATGGGATATGTTACGAAAGGTGTATAAGTATGAAGCTGAAAAGTAACAGATTTGCAGTAATCCCGGTCATGTGCTCTCATTGTAAAAGATATGTCTGGATGGAGCCTTATAGATCTGGAGAAACATGGAACAAGTTTATAGATCGGTTTGTAAAGATCCGGCTCTGTAATGAGTGTGTAAGTAGGTATGGGGTAGGAGGTATTGATGAAAAGAGTAATAATTGATATACCGGATGAGTACGCCGGAGCGGTAAGTGTAACAGCTATAGGAGTAGGTCAGGTAGGAATGAGATCAGAAGCCCATATTAAAACTACTGTAGTTGTGCTGGAGAATGAGTGTACAGAGATAAAACTGGAGGCTGAGGAAAGAGATGTTTAGTACAGATAATTTACAGGCTGGAGATAATGTGGTAGTAGTTATCAGTGATACTTTCTCAGGAATTGGAAAGTATATAGGTACAGTTATAAAGAAAACTCCCTCAGGGATGGTAGATGTTAGATGTTGCGGTGTTATTTCCAGATATAAAAGAGATGGGGAGGAGTATGGTAAGAGGGATCCGTATAGTAGGCGGCGAAAGTATTTGATAGAAGCTACAGAGGAAGAACAGAAGAAAATAGCTTTACAGAGAAAGAGATCTCAGATGGAGGCATATCTTAAAGATTATAAATATGCTGATCTCAGTTATGAAGATCTGGAAAATGTTTGTAAGATGCTGGAGGCATTAAAGGAAAAGAGCTCATAAGGGCTCTTTTTTTTTTGCCTAAATTTTATCTCAGATCTGGTTATCACTCAGTGAATATAAAAAAGGAGGATACAGGATCATGGGATTATCAAGTTTAATCAAGGTAGCTCAGGGAAAGAACGCCGCTAATGTATCCTTTGAGGATGCTTTTCTTAAAGGGTATGAGGCGGCTGTAGTTAAGTATGAGGAAGAACATAAACAGCCTATCCCGGCTGATTATTTCCGTCCCTCTTCTATGTATGGATGTGAGAGGATGCTTTATTTTATGAGGACAGGAGAGGAACAGGATAAGGAGGAGCATGATATAAACCTTATGGAGATTTGTCACTCCGGGACAGATAGACATTTACGGATCCAGCACCTTGTAGAGTCTATGGAGGGAGTAAAAACTCTGGATCTGGAGGAGATGGTAAAAGAGGCTCAGGAAAAAGGAGTAAACACAGACTTTGTAGGGTGGAATGAAGATCATACAGAGGCAAGATGTAAAAATGATGAGTTGAGTATATGGTTCCAGCCGGACGGAGTTTTAAATTTCATGGGTAAAGATGTGATCTTAGAGATTAAGACAGAAAGCACTTACCAGCACTCTAAGAGATATGAGCCTAAGATGGATCACAAGTATCAGGCTACTTGTTACGGTCTGGGGTTAGGAATTGATTACATACTTTTCTTTTATGAGGATCGTAATTTCTGTAGTAAGAAGCCTTACCTCTGGAAGATCACAGAGGAAATGAAAGAGGAAGTAAGAGGAAAGATTAGCCGTGTAAACAACTATATAGCTCACAGAGAGGCTCCTCCGGCTGATAAGGATAAATGTACTTATTGTAGATATAAAGAGGCGTGTAAGAGGCTTGAGAGAGCTCAGGAGCCTAACCTACAGGATAATAAGACTGTAGGAGGGTGTTTCTGATGGCTGAGAGAAAGAAGAACATGGGTAAGGTCTTTGAGAAAGAGTTTAAGGATAGTGTCCCGGCTGATTGCTTTCTTGAAAGATATAAAGACGATACCAGTGGTTTTTATGGAGTAAGTAATCCGGCAGACTTCCGGCTATTTAGATTCCCTACACTTATTTTGATAGAGCTCAAAAGTCATAAAGGAAAGAGTTTTCCTTTATCGAAGATTAGACCAGCTCAGAAAAAAGCAATGTTAGCCGCTGTAAAGTATCTGGGTGTGTACGGGGGATACATGATAAACTTCCGGGATCTGGAAGAGACATATTATTTGACAGTATATCAGGTAGATGATTTTGAGAAAGCTGGAGAGAGAAAAAGTATTCCTGTAGAGTTTTGTAGGGAGAATGGTATCAGAATCCCGTCAGAGAAGAAAAGAACCCTGTATAGATATGACCTGAGCTCATGGCTTAAGAGATATGAGATGAGTGTTGAGGTGAGTATGAGATAATGGACAAGAAAAATAGATGTGAGGGATATTGTGGAGTAACTTGTGTAAACGGTAGCTGTCCTCAGGCTTTAGCAGATCAGTACCCGGAGTATGGATATGAGCCCTGTACTTGTGAGGAGTGCGGATATTATAAAGGCTGTGAGGATTGTTGTTTTCAAGGTGATGAGTTGTTTTGTGTAAAGAAGAATGGAAAATATAGGGAGGATACAGATGGGAGTGTTAATGGATTTTAACCAGATAGGAAAGCATTGTGAGACAAAGGCAGACAGTACCCTCAATAACATGAAGAAAGAGGAGTTGATCCAGTATATAAGAACCTTAGAGCATAATTACAATGTGGCTGTAGATTTCAATATACAGCAAGTGAAAAACTTGCAGATGATGGAGGATAGGGTTGTAAAAGAAATTGAACAGGAAAAGCTAAGATACTTTTTAACCCTTGCAAATACTGGAGATAAATCTCTGGATATTGTTTATGAGAATGTTGGTAATGCTTTGGACAGTGCAATAGATATTGTGAGAAAAGGAGGGGTATCCCGTGGGAGTAAATAAGACAGTAGTTACAAAGTGGTTAGAGGAGAATGGATTTACTAAGTGGGCTGTATGTAGAAATGGTTACAATACAGAGGATCAGTATATAGACGGGGATGGTATTAACATCTGGATTAACTGGGAGTCTGGTAACTTCCGTTTTGCGTGGGTGATTCCTCATACAGTGTTTAAAATTGTAAGCGGTGATATGTCTCCTGTATGGAGATTGGATCATCTGGAGAAGATGTATAACAAATTTTTACGGGAGGTTACAGTTCATGGCAAGTAGTGAGAAGCTCAAAAAGCTGATTGAAGAAGTCCGGGAGGAGAGTTCTGTAGCTGTACAGTTCAGTGAGAAACTTACAAAAGAGTACAGTGAGGATCTTGATAACGCTATTAAGGAACTGGAGGTTATCATGGACAGCATTGGAGAGAGCTCTATTGAGGATATACCAGATACACAGCTTGAGTATTACTGTGTAAAGATCCCGGCTCTCATGTATAGAGCTGGGGTGAAGCTGGAAGAGTTTGGACTCATGGCAGATATAAGCTCCAGTCAGAAAAGACAGGAATACAATGAGGCAATGTTAAAGGTATCCGGGACAGTACAGGAGAGAAAGGCAAGAGTAGAACAGCTCACAGAGGATAAGGCTCTTGTAGAGGTTATTTACAAGAGAACCTATAACAGCCTGAGAGGAAAGCTGGATATGGCTGAGAAGATGTATAGTGGCTTAAAGAAAGCCTTATCTAAGAGGATCTCAGAGAGTGATCTGGACAGGTTCAGTAAAGATAGTTATGTGAGGAGAAATGAGGAGGATTAAGATGAGTGAAAAGAGATATGAGGTATTAGATGAGTGTAACCATGTGATTGCTACAGGGATGGATCTTAGAACAGCTTTGCTGTTAATGAAAGCCTTTTGTGAGGAGTATTACATGGAAACAGTTAAGTTGACTTTAAAAGAACTGGATAGATGTGATGCGGATAAGGAGGCTACACAGGAATGATAGTAGATATTCTGGGATCTGAGTATACAGTAACAAGAAATACCTCAGCTATTGAGGGGATGGGTGCTGATGGAATTTGTCAGGCATACAATAGAAAAATCATTTACAGAGATCTTAAGGATTTTCTGGAAGATATAGACTCAGTATCAGCAAAGAAGTTAAGAAGAGATGAGGTAATAAGACATGAGGTTATTCATGCTTTCTTTGCTGAGTCTGGTTTATCAAAATATGGAGATGATGAGGTACTTGTAGACTGGATAGCTAAACAGATGCCTAAAATCAATGAGGCAGTAAATAAGATCTTAAAATCTGAGGAGGATTAGATAAATGTCAAGTGGTGGAAAATTAAGAAAAATGGTATCAAGATACAAAGAGGCTCAGATGGTTGAGGATATGATCCGTGAGGAAATGGAGCACTCAAGGGAGAAAGAGAAATCTGAGGAATATGAGGATATTCCTGTACATGGTTATTATATTTATGAGTGCCGGGAGTGTGGAGCTATTTATAAAATGTGGCTTGAAAAGGGCTTAGAGGATACAGTACAGGATAGGAAGTATCCAGAAAAACACAAGCCTGTACCTTTTGGGATCAGATGTAAATGTGGTAGCTTTGACTGTTTTCATATTTTATGGGGATTTGAAGCTACTGAGGAGTATGATCTCCTCAAAAAGGGAGAGAGCTATTTTAAGAATGATCCTAAAGAGAAGTGTGGAGTTCCTGTATTGCAAAAGGCGTATCCTGATAGACACGCCTTTATACGTGAGTATGTAGGAAAGTAGGGAGAGCTATGGATTTTATGGATAAAACTAACGCTTTCCTTGAGAAGCTGGAAGAGTCCGGGATTAGTATATCTAATCAGGACGGGGAAACAGCGGTAATCTGTGAGGATTGTGTAGCAGTAATAAGTAAATCAGGAGATAAGGTAGCAGTTGACTTTGTAAATCAGATAGAGCGGCTGGACTATAAAGTAGGATTTACTCAGAAAGATGTGGAGGATTTTATGATCCTTGAGGAGCTTATAGGAGGTGCTGAGAATGTCTGAGATTGATGATCTGGTAGCAAGCGTAAATAAGAAGTATAAAACAAACATTGTGAGAAAAGCCTCTGAGCTCAAGAGCGTGGAGTTTATCCCGTATACCTCCCCTAAAATGAATTATCTCACAAGAGGAGGAGCCCCGGTAGGGAGAATGATAGAGCTTGTAGGACTCCCTCAGAGCGGTAAAACTACTACAGCTCTGGATATTATCTCTAATTTCCAGAAAAAGTATCCAGATAAGTATTGTGTGTATCTGGATGCTGAGAATACCATAGACAAAGAATGGGGGGAGGCTCTGGGAGTAGATTGGAGTAAGGTTATCCTGATCCAGCCGGAGAGTGAGTATGGAGAGGAGCTCTTAGATATGCTCTTAGACTATATCAAGTCTGGTAAGGTAGGCTTAGCAGTCTTAGACAGTGCTCCTTTTATCGTACCTAAGGCAGTACAGGAGAAAGGGTTGGATGAGAAAAGCTATGGAGGTAACAGTGCTCTTATGAAAGCCTTTTGTGATAAGGCTGTACCTCTCTGTAAGAAAGCTGAATGTACTTTCCTGATGATTAACCAGCTCAGGGAGAATATTGGAAATATGTACAAGCCGTATAAAATCCCATGTGGTACAGCAATAGCTCACGCTTGCTCACAGATTTTATGGTTTACAAAGGGATCCTTACTTGATGAGAAAGGTGAGGAGAAAAGTAGTACATATTCGGATCCTGTAGGAAATGTGGTAAATGTCCGGGTGGAAAAGAATAAGGTTACAAAGAATGATAGGAGACTGGACAGCTACACTCTCAACTATTTCCGTGGAGTGGATGATGGTACAGATACTATTGATCTGGGAATAAAATTGAATGTGATCGAACAGACCGGGGCATGGTTTAAGGTTCCTGTTAGTGATGGATCAGAGAAGAAGCTACAGGGAAGAGCCGGAGTAATCAATTACTTTTATAATGATCTGGATGAGTTTGATTGGTTAAAGGGGAAAGTAAATGAGAGAGCAATGCAATGATTTAACGGCTAAAAAGGTAGGATCCAGATTGAGGCAGATAAGAGAGGGAAGAGGACTCACACAAAAAGAGGTAGCAGATGAAGCTCAGATAACTGAGGTAAGCCTTAGTAGATATGAGAATGGTGAGAGGGTTCCTAAAATAACTGTTTTCTTTAAAATTTGTAATGTGTTATGGGTGTCTATGGATAGTGTTATTGAGTATTGTATGAAGAATTAGGAGGAGCTGAGAGGCTCCTCTTTTTGTGAGGAGAACAAAAAGAAAGTTTTAAAAACCTATATAATATCTATTGACATATTAACCAAAAGGTGTATAATATCTCTTGTAAGGAGCAATATAAAAAAAAATCGGAGGTAAGAGATATGAGATATAAAAATAGTGATGATAACAGATACAGAGTACAGTTTATGGTAGCAACAGAGAAACTTATGGATCAGCTTACAGTTAAAGAGTTTATCTCTTATCTGGAAGAAAATGCAGAGTTTGAAGATTATACAGTAGAGTACATTGACGGAAAATGTGTTAAGTGTAGAGCTTATGATCTTAAAGAAGCTGACAGCAATTTACACAAAGAGTTCTTAGTAACAGAGGACGGTAGAGTATTTTACTGGAGATCATTAAATTGTAAGGTTGAGTTAGTAGACCGAGAGGAAGAGATAGAAATTAAAAGATTAAAAAATGCTAAGTTTGGTACAAAGGAGCTCCATGTAGTTGTTACAGGTTGGGCTTTCTATGTAAAAGGTAAAGGCTATATAGCTTACAGCTCAAATAGAGATAAATATGGTATCTTAGCCCCTTATATTCCATGTGGAGGGAAAAGAGCTTTACAGGCTATTTTAAATGCCGGAGGGTTTACCAGTTTTGAGGGTACGGAATATGTAAAGGAGTTGGGAGCCTGAGGGCTCCCGGAAAGGTGGAAGTTATGATGAGTGTAGATTTAGCTCAGTTATATAAAGCAAATGATAAGAGAAGGGTGTATATCAGAACAGACAAAAATGGTACTAAGTATTTTGCAGATTACACTTGTAAAAGATGCGGCGGTCAGGGAGGATTACCTCAGTGGACTTATACAGGTTATACCTGTTATGAGTGTGGAGGTACAGGAGTAGCCGCTAAGCCTGATATCTATAAAGAGTATACTCCAGAGTATGCGGCTAAGCTGGAGGAGAGAAGAGCAAAGGCAAGAGAGAAGAAACGCCTTGAGCGTATTGAACAGATCAAGAACAAGTTACCAGAGATCTATCAGGATCATGGTTTTAGCTCAGATGGAAAGATCTTTGTAGTGACAGGTAACACTTATGAGATCAGAGAAGAGTTAAAAGCCGCTGGAGCTAAGTGGTTCAGTGCTTTAAGATCTTGGGGATTTACAGAGGATACAGATAAATACCTTACAGTAGAGATCTCCTTTGATGAGTGTTATACAGTTGATATGGAGACGGGGTATGTAAATTGGAATTATGAGACAGGTAATGAGAATCTTATAAAGTCTAAGATGCCTAAGGAAGAGGGTAAGCCGGAAAGTGAGTTTATTGGAGCTGTAGGAGATAAGTTCAGTCAGGTAGTAACTTTTGTAAGATATTTTGAGTATGAGAGAAACAGTTACTCAGGATGGGGAAAGGAGCTTGCAAGGATTTATAAGTTTGTAGATGATTCTGGTAATGTCCTGATATGGAATACAAGTAGCTGGAAGAATTTACAGGAGGGTACAAAGTATACTATTAAGGCTAAAGTAAAAGAGCATAATACTTATCAGGGTGAGAAACAGACGATATTAACAAGATGTAATATAGTGGAGGCGGCGTAAGCCTCTCCCGGAAAGGTGGAAGTTATGGCAGTAATGAGTATGAGATGTGTATTAGGTGCAGTAAATGACAGAACACAGGTAAAAATTTATAGAGGGAGATCTCTTGTTACTAAGGGGAATTGGTATCAGGATAATATCTTAGAGTATTTAGAGGAGCTGGAAGTAGAGGCAGATCTTGACGCTGTAAATAATGTGTGTAAGGTGAGACTGATAGGGAGGTAGAGAGCCATGAGAATCAATGAAAGAGTAGAACTGTATAAGAAAATTTATAAGCAGAGTAAGGCTATTGATCCGGTAGTAAATCTGATGAATAAAACAGACTGGGTTACAGGAGATCCTTTTGAGAAACTGGAGGCACTGAGAGAGCTTAATACAGATCTCTCAGACCTCTATCAAGTATCTATCCCGGTTATAACAGTCTGGGTAAGGGATGATAACTATGTACAGGCTACAGGAGAGATCTATCTTACTGAGCCTAATCTTGAGAGTTTCTTACATCAATTCAGACATCATTTACAGAACATAGAGAGAAAGTATGAGAGGCGTGGGCTGACTGCTGAGGGAGCCGGGAGAGAATACTGGAGAATACCATATCAGGACTGTATATACAGAATGTATGGAGAGGATGATAGTAGGGCGTGGGCTCGTTTTGTGATTGATGTGGCGGTAAATAAGTAGTATAATATACTCAAAATTTAAGGAGGATAAAGGTGTATGAAGTGTCCTAAATGCGGTAGTGAAGATGTAACAGTAACCACTAATACAGTAGTTGTGAGTAAAAGTAGGAGTTTTATCTGGAATTTGCTTTTGATTATTTGTACCTGTGGGTTGTGGTTGATCTGGATGCTTGTTAGAAAGCGAAAAGAGAAAATGATAACAGAAACATGGGCTACTTGTCAGCATTGCGGTAAGCGTTGGAGAGTTAAGTAACAGAAAAGAGGATCTCAGAAAAAGAGTTGAGATCCTCTTTTTTTTTTGTCTAAAAGTTGGGGAGATTCTGGTTACTACTCTATGAGAAAGGAGTTGAGGCAGTAAATGAGAGCTCATTGGAGTGATGGACATTTATACTCAGGAGACAAGGTTAGAAAGCTACAAGCTAAACACTATTTCCTGATAGATACAGGATCCGGAGAAAAGGTTTTTCTAAACCTGTATGATGCTGAGCGTTATTGTATGGATCATCAGTTAAACCCTGATGAGGTTATTAAGTCAGGAGATCCTGAGACATGGCTTAGAGCGGTAAAGCTGGCACAGGTAAAAGCTATAACACTAAAAGAACAGGGTGAGAGACTGAAAAAGCTCATGGATGAGGCAGACCGGGAGATTGATAGGCTGGTAATTATTAGAGATAAACATGAGGAAACTCAGTTAAGAAACTTTGACAGAGAGTTTGATATTGAACAAGTGAGAAATGCAGTAGCTAAGAGATCCGGGCTGTATGCGGCTTATAAGGATACAATGGACAGACATTTTTATTTTAATCAGATTGTACTCTTAGCAAGAAAGCCGTGAGGAGGTGATAGGTATGAGCGGTAGATTTAATAACACTGACTGTTTACCAGTAACCGGGAAAGACGGGAAAACTCAGTGGATCTTTAAGTTAGAGGATCTCAGAGAGGTAGTCCCTGAGGATGTGTATGAGGCTATAGAGGGATTTACTGAGGCGGCAAAGGATGAGGCTGTAGATGAGTTTCAGGAAAACTGGGAGAAAGAGGCAGAGGTAGCCGCTGATGGGTATTTATCACTCATTAGAACTACCAGAGAGGATCTGGAGGATGTTATCAGTAAAGGAGAGGCTGGACTGGGTAAAAAGGAGATCCTGATTAAGTTAAAGCGGATCCGTCAAAATATAAATAATAACCTGTAGGAGGGTATGAGATGAGAGCAAGAGTGATTGTTACAAAGAAATGTAACCGGAAGTGTAAGGGATGCTGTAATGAGAGACTGGGCTTAATTGATAAGGTGAGCTTTGAGGATCTTTTCAAGTATGAGGAGATTTGTATTACCGGGGGAGAGCCTATGTTGATGTCTGAGCGTGTAGTGGAAATGATCCACAGATTACGTTTACAGGGATATACAGGTAAGATCTGGCTCTATACAGCAAGTAGTAGAAAGTTAAAAAGCTACTGGGCTTGTAAGATGCTGATTGATGCTGTGGACGGTATTACTTATACAATTCATCATGGAAAGATGGAGACTGTAAAGAGGGATCTCACTGATCTGAGACATTTAGATACATACCTGAAAGAGTCTGACAGATCCGGTAAATCAGACAGGTTATACATTGATAGCCGGGTATTTAATCAGGATTATGTAGACAGTCTGAGCTATGGCTGGGCGGCGGTTAAGTCTCTTAAGTGGAGTATGGATGATTGTCCATTACCTGAGGGAGAGGAGCTTGTATATTATGATCTGGAGGCTGAGGGGTAATGAGATATCATAACATAACTAAGGACGATATGTTAAACGGGGACGGCTTAAGAGCTGTCCTCTGGTTAGCCGGATGTGAACATCATTGTAAAGGCTGTCAGAATCCTATTACATGGGATCCTAAAGGCGGTATAGAGTTTGATGAGGCGGCAAAGGCTGAGTTATTTGAGCTGTTAGAGAAAGACTATATCTTAGGTATAACATTTTCTGGAGGAGATCCTTTAGCTCCTTACAATGCTCCTGAGGTAGGAGAGCTCATTGAGGAGATAAAAGGGAAGTATCCGGGGAAAACAATCTGGATTTATACAGGGTATATGTGGGAGGAAATCTTGTGGTTATATCCTGAAATCTTGAGAAAGATTGATGTACTGGTAGATGGTGAGTATGTGGAATACCTTAGAGATACCTCTCTGAGATGGGTTGGATCAGCGAACCAGAGAGTTATTGATGTACAGGAAAGTTTAAAGGGAGGTAAAGTGTTAGCATGGGGAGAGCTGAAAGACGTAGAGAGTTAAAGAAAAATGAAAAACTGAAAAAGCCACCTGTTTATAATTATACTCCTGAGTCTCTGATGGGACAGCTTAAGTATGAGGCTAATAAGGAATTTCAGGACAAAGTGAAAAAGATAAAAGCTGAGGTGTATGATGATGCTGTAAATGCCTCTATGATGTTATTACTTACTTTACCTTGTCAGGTGCTAATGGATCATTTCTGGCAGAAAAGCAGTAGTAAAAATATTCCTAAGTTTCTTGATTTGGTTCTTGATTACTATGGACGCTGGCAGAATGGGGAGCTTGACATGGGAAAACTCAAGAAAGATCTTTGGGAGATTGGTGGGATCAGGATGGAGGAAGATGTGAAAGGCTATAAAAATCAGGCAGATATTGACAAAGTAACTCAGGAGATCCAGACAGTACAGAAAGATCTTACAATCACAAGAGTTACCGCCGGGGATGATATGGTAGCTCTCTCAGTAGGCTTAAGTGTTATGGAGAAAGGTAACAAGGCTATCATTGAGGGGCTAAAGGCTTTAGGGTTCCGGCAGATCAGAAGAGAGAAAGTAACTGAGAGATGTGTAAAACCTGAGTATCAGGGATATAAGTACAGAGTAATTCTGGAGAAAGATTTACAGGAGGCTGAGGAATGAAAAGAGGAGAATACTACAGAGGCAGAAACGGGAGAAAGTACGGGATCTGGAATACAGCAAAGAAATGTTTTCAGTTTGGAATTGCTGAGGATACTCCTATGTTAGCTGAGGCAAGACTCTTTTATATGATTGGTGATGATGCCCGTAAGTGGAGATTTACAGCAAAAGCAATACCTGTAGAAGAGGTGGGAAAGTATGAACACAAGAAAGCTGAGTGATAAACAGGAGAAAAGGCTTGCAAGGAATATAGGAGGGAGACAGGTGATAGGATCCGGCTCTACTCCTTTCCTGAAAGGGGATGTAATTACCTCAGATCTCTTTATAGAGGCAAAGACAAAGGCAGTAGAGAGTAAATCTATCTCAGTTAAAAAAGCATGGTTAGAAAAGGCTCAGGAGCAAGCCTACAGCATGAGAAAGAAAGACTATGCTTTAGCTATCTCTTTTGGAGATGGGAGAGACTATTATGTGATTGAGGATAGTCTTATGGAAGATCTGTATAAGTGTAGAGTGGCTCTGGAGGCTGTAATTGACTCTCTGGGAGGCTTAGAGGATCCATTGGTAGATTTACCAGATTTAAAAGCAAAAGGAGTAAGAAATCTGATAAGGAGGAAACTGGAGCAATGAAAATTAAATATGCAGTCTATAAAGGTTCTGTAGGATTATATGCGAAAGAGTATTTTGATAAGATTGATCCTGAGCTGTTTACTGATCGTGGAGTGCTGGGCTGGCAAAGAATAAAGGAGGAGGATCTCCCTATAGTGGTTAATTCTTCAGGAGGAAGATGTTCCTTTTATCCGGTAGAGGATAACTTTGTAGAAATCATTGAGGTGGAGGAGGATGAGGAGCCACTCACAAGAGAACAGTGTTTTCCTAAAAATTCTCCAGAGTTTGAGTTTGGGTGGATCTCTCCAGAGGGAGATACTTATAACACAGGTTTTGAGGGGCATTACCGGGCGGCGGTTATGATATGTGCTGAGCTGGGATACAGAGGTTATCTGGAAGAGTCACAGCTTGAGGAGAAAGGCTGGATCAAAATATCCAGAGATGTACCCTATACCTATGAGACTTTACATAAACAGCATATTTATACACATGATTTAAGAATGACAAAGAAACAGGCTGATACTCTGATTGACTTAGGGTTTAGCTCTGATGAGGATTTTAAGTTTTTGGTAAAAGTAAATGGAGAGAGGTGGTAGGCATGGCTGAGGAAATGGTAACAATGGTAGATAACAGGAACCTGAGAGCTATTATACATGATATTACAGGAGGGGTATTCCTTACAAAGGCTGAGTATATTGAGATCTGTAAAATCATTGAGGGAGCCTGTGATAGAAGTATTAGAGAAGAAATGGGAGGTATGTAAAATGGCAGAATTACATAAAATCAGTGGTTATTTATTGGATATTGATGGGGCATACTGTGAGGGAGAAATTGAGGAGTATATTAGAAATTGGACTGATTTAATTCCTCGTCATTTTCACACAGAGACAGCAGATATAGGGGAGTGGGAAGAAGATAACCCATTAAATTATACAAATTGTGATCTTGCAGAGTGTGAGAAGTATTTTAAAGCAAATGTACATAAGGTAGACAATAACAGAAAAGTAAAGCCGGGGCAAATATGGAAACACTTTAAGACTGGAGAAGTAGTAGAAGCTGATGAGTAAATAACTGGAGAGCTAAGGAGAAAAAAAAAAGTTTCTTTTTAGCTCTCTTTTTGTCTAAAAAATCTTATATCTCTGGTTATCACTATAAGGAGGTGTAAGGCATGGAAGAGACTAAAAACGTGTGGATCTCAGATCAAGCGGCTGAGGTTTTAGAATATCTTAAGACTACTCACTATGAGGAAAGTATAGCGGTAAAGAGTGGAGCAATATGTGAGTTATTTAACTTAAAGAAAGAGAGTCTGAGGGCTGTGGTAAATTACCTGAGGAGTGATGGATACCCGGTTTGTAGTTCTTGCCGTGGATATTGGTACTCAGATAAGCCGGAGGATATTGATAAGACTTTAAAACATCTGGAGGGGAGGATCTCCGGGATGCAAAGGGCTATCACAGGATTAAAAAGGATCAGATCAGGAGAATAAACAGGAGAGACAGGAGCTTATAACTTTCTGTCTCTTTATTTTTGAGGAGGATAACGTGTTTAAAGAGGGCGAATTGATAAAGTATATGATGCCTCTTGATGCTGATTACAGTTATGGAGTAATCACTGAGCTCAAGAAAGGGAGAGCTGAGGTAGTATTGAAATCTTATCCTCAAGGGCTGGTTGTTGAGGTTCCTTACAGAGTGATGGAGCATATAAGAAAGAGGTGATTAAGTTGGGAGCCGTGAGGGTAAAGACAACAAATGATAGATTGCTGGAGATTGATTACAGTGATACAGAGGCAGTAAAGAAAATAATATCAAGCTGGGGAATGGTGGAGAAACTGGCTGAGGGAGGAGATACAGTAGCCTCAGCTATATTAGTAGATCTACAGACAGCAATAGGTGTAAGTATTACAGAGTTCGGAGAAAATAAAAAGGTTGGCTTTGATGTAAGCCGGATCAACAGAGGAGTATTAACAGAGGCTCAGTTTATTTCTCTGATCTATGTGTTAGGACTGGGATACAGACAGGATGAGATAGCTTATGTACTGGGATGTAGAAAGCAGACGGTAAATGTGCATATACAGAGAGCTCTTAAGAGGATCTGTAGATTTCTGGAAAAGGAGGACAGTAAGGATGAGAAGAATAAGAAAAAGAGAAGAAGATCCAGCCGACAAGTGGCTAAGAGAGCACGATCCGTATTACACAAGCATGAGCCGGGGAAAGGCAAAGATGATAAAACATCCTTACCTCACTCCAGATCAGGAAGTAAGTAGGCAGAGAAAGGAGATCCCTATTACTTGTGTATCCAATGTGGATCTGGATTATTTGAATGTAACAAGACAATAAGGCTGACTTTTTATGAAATACTTACACTATATTTATGAAAGCTGTTTGAAGTAGTAGGAAGTAAAAAAGGAAGATTTAGGAGGTAAATTTACAATGGATATGAAAGAAAGAGAAATACAGTATTGTAACCCGGAGGAGCTGATCCCGTATGAGAAAAATCCCCGTGATAATCGTGCGGCTCTTGATGCTATAGAGCTGAGTATTGAGGAATATGGGTTTACTAATCCTATTCTGGTAAATGAGGAGAAAGTGATCCTTGCCGGACATACCAGAAGAGAGGCGGCTATCTTAGCTGGGTTGGAGAAAGTTCCGTACATAGTAGTTGACGGACTTACAGAAGCTCAGCAGAAAGCCTATAGACTGGCAGACAATAAGTTATCAGAGTTGTCTATCTGGGATGAGGATTTACTCAAGGAAGAGCTGGAGGATCTGTTAGATGAGGACTATGATATTTCTCTTACTGGTTTCTCTGATGTAGATTTGACAGACATTTTAAAAGATGAGGAGGATCTGGAGGACATAGAGCCGGAGGAACCAAAAGAAAAGAAAACTACTCTCCCTATGCTGAGGTTTGGATCCAACAGTGTAAGGATTACACAGGATGAGTTAATCATGCTGAGTAACAGGTACAATGAGTATGTAGAGGCTGAGCCGGGAGAGGGATTTGTAACATGGCTGTTAAAGAGAGGCATATAGGAGCGTTATATATTGACGGTAAAAAGGTAGCAGATAAATGTGAGGAGATAGTTGAGACAGTAGAGCTTGATACGGATTTCAGGGACAGAGCTCTTAACTTTCCTGAGAAGCTGACAGTTACTTTCAGTGATTTTAGGCTTAAGAGAAATGATATGCTGAGTCTTATGTATGGTATGAAGATCACAAACAACTATCTTAAATTACATGGTGGCATAATGACAAGAGAGGTAGCCGGAAGAAAGGGTAAAAGAAAATGGTAGCAAGGATCTTAGCGTATATGATCTATTTTAGTCCTTATGTGTTCTGTATCTGTTTACTTGCTGAGTATGTGCTTACTCTGGTAAATATCAAAAGAGAGAAGAAGCTGGAGGAAGAGCGGCGAAAGTCAATGAACCGGGCAATATATATTTTAGCTTTAGAGCTCAGGAGATTAAATAACAGATTAGAGTGTAAGGTGTGTCCGGGAAAAGAAGAGAATACAGAGGCAGAATGAAAGAAATGAGGTACAGATCCGGGGAAAGGAAAAGTACCTCATTTTATATTGCATAGCCTTATGAAATTCATAGAAATGAGGATGAAGAAATCCGGGGAAAAAGAGCATTGCCGGGGAAAGAGAAAATACTGATAAATACAAGGATAGAAGAAGATATAACAAGAGAAGAAATAAAAGAAATAATGAGTAACATAGTAGTAAAGATATAAGAGGTAATAAAAGAATGTCATATTTTTAGAGCCTTTGAGCTAAATAATATGAAATTGACATACATTTAAAGCAATTTTAAAGAGAACCCTCCCCAAACAAACAAAGGGAGGAGTGAGTGAGGAGAAAGGAGGTTTAAAAGCTGATGGTAGAGGAAAAAGGGCAGAATCAGGAGGCTGAGGCTCCAGTAGTGCCTAAAAAGAGCCAAAAAGAGACAGAAGCTCAGAAAACAGCGTTTGAGCTTTACTATAACATGGGAGAAAAGAGATCCTTAGAGGCTGTAGCTAACAGTTGTGGTAAAAGTACCCGTACTATAGGGGAATGGAGCCGTAAATTTCAGTGGAAAGACCGTATTTTACAGAAAGAAATTGAAGAAACAGCGGAAAAAGGCTCTACAGCTAATGCAGTATTAGACGTAAAAGCAGAGTACAGAAAGGTTATCAGAGCCCTTGTAGCGGCGTTTGTAAAGGATTTCAAGGCTGGAAAGGTTAAGATCAAGAATATACAGGACTTTGAGAGAGTGGTTAAGCTGGATCTGTTACTCTTAGGAGATCCTACAGACAGGGTAGCTCAGGAGAATAAGGAGCAAATAGAACTTACTGAGGAGGATAGAAAGGCTATTTTTGCTGTAGCTGACAGTATCAAAGAGGAGATGAAAGCTCTCAGGAGCTAATTTATTGTGCAAGATTACTTTTTAAAGGAAAAAATCCCTATGGTTTTATAAATACCGATTGTGAAATATACACAAAAAGTTAATGCCTGTCTAAAAATGGCACTTAAAGCGGTTATTACTGAGTGTAAGTAAGCTGAGAGGCAAGGATCACACAGGAGGTAAAGGATCATGGGAAAGATTACAAAGGGCTTTAAGTACATTGGAGCCGGGATAGTGGATTTATTGGCTGGAGGAGTAAAGCTGTTTGCAAGAGCTATAGGAGCTGTTATCAAGAGTCATAGAAAGAGAAAGCTCAAAAAGGCTACAGCTTATGTAGAGAAATATGGTTATGAGCTCCAGATCAATAGCCGGGTAAGATTTAATAATACCCCTTACTATGTAATGTCCTATGAATACTTTGAGGACGTAGAAAGAAAAAGGGAGGTATCTATTAAGCTGATCGGCGTACCACAGCATAAAGAAATGATGAGGAGGATTAAAAGCAAATGACAGGAAATGAGTATCAGGCTTTAGCAATGAGAACAAATGACGGTAAATCAACAGACAGAGTGATCTCTGGAGTGCTGACTTGTGATCTGAAATGGTTACATAATCAGAATGTTGTCAGAGAGGACACTGAGGGGCTGGATCTGGGAGGAGTTTTAAATGGATGCTTAGGACTGGCTGGAGAATCTGGGGAAGTGCTGGACATGGTTAAGAAATGTATATTCCATGAGAAGAAAATGGACAAGTATCACTTAAAGAAAGAGCTGGGGGATGTAATGTGGTATGTAGCTATGTTATGTGAGAGCTTTGGCTTTGATCTTGATGAGATCTTACAGATGAACGTGGACAAGCTCAAGGCAAGATACCCGGAGGGCTTTGATCCTGAGAAAGCAAACCACAGAAAGCCGGGAGACATTTAAGGAGGAGAAAGTCATGGGATTAGCTGATGCTTTTGGAGCTGAGGACAGAGTACAGGTTAAGTTTTCTACTTTTTATGAGTTGGTAAAAGGCTGTACTCAGAGAGATCAGCTTATGAACGCTATTAACTGCAATGTGCCACACAGATACATTAGAGAGATGGCTACAGGCAAGAGTGAAGAGCCGGAGAAAAGGGAGTTGCTGATAGGAGCCCCTAAGGAAGAGAAACAGGGAGGTAAAAAGAAATGAGTAAGGATATGATTAAAAGACCTGAGCATTATTGTTTCAGTAAGTTTGAGCCTAAGGATGTGATCCGGGAGTGGGGGCTTAACTTTAATCTGGGCTCAGCGGTTAAGTACATAGCAAGAGCCGGAAGAAAGGATGATATTGTACAGGATCTCAAGAAAGCAAGAGAGTTTCTTAGCTTTGAGATTGAAGCTCTGGAGGCTGATAGAGGACTTGTTTCTAAGGCAAGCAATGATTACTGTATGAAGCATTTTGGTGTTAATGATGTGCTGGACGGGTATACATTAGATTTTCACATGATTGTACCGAGAGGTATGAGTATTGATGAGGTTGTAGATATGTGGTCAGAGTCATGGGAGGAAAAGGCAAATGAAAGTTGTACAAGCTGGGTTTGAGATCATGGATCCTCTGAATGGGGAGAAGATCTTAAAGAAGATTGAAAGGGTAGCAAGAGTGTGTTATAAGTCTGAGGACAAAATTACAGCCGGATCCGCTGAGAAGATGGTAAGAGCTCTGGTAAAGAGGGGACATGAGGCAATGCTGGAGCACTTCTCTTTCTCAGTTAAGTTTACAGTAGACAGAGGAGTATCTCATGAGCTTGTAAGGCACAGAATAGCCTCATTTGCTCAGGAGAGTACAAGATACTGTAATTATGGGCATGAGGGAGAGATTTCAGTGATTGAGCCTTTTTATCTTAAAGAGTGCCGGGATAAAGAGCCTTGGAAGTATAACGCATGGATTGAGGCTTGTTGTAAGGCTGAGGATAGATACTTGTGTTTGTTAGAGTGGGGAGCAAGCCCTCAGGAGGCAAGAGCTGTATTACCTAACAGTCTTAAGACAGAGATTGTAGTAACAGCAAACCTCAGAGAGTGGAGAAATATCTTTAAGCTGAGAGCGGTAGGCGTGACAGGAAAGCCACATCCTCAGATGTTAGAGGTTATGGTTCCATTACTGGAGGAAGTAAAGAAACAGATCCCGGTAGTATTTGATGATCTTGTAACAGAATAAAAGAAAGATGAGGGGGAGGGCGGCGGCTCTCCTCTTTTTGTGAGGTAAAAACTATGGTAAGTATTGGATTTTGTGTATTCATTGGTATCATCTCATTTATTGTAGGATCCTTTAGCGGTATCTGTATGATCTGTATGTGTGTAGTAGGAGGTAGCGGTGATGAGAGTGGGGCAGATAGTAACATTGAAGAAGAACACAAGCCGGAGGCTTAGAGTCTTAGCTATATCAGACTGGGATATAGTAACTGTAATGGATCTGGCAGATAAGACAGAAAAGGAGTTTGAGATAGGTCAGCTCCAGAGGGTGAGGAGAATAAAACAGCATGAGGGGCAATGAGGAGTATAAGGAAGTAGGTAAACGGTGCAAAGGGGCTTTATATCTCAGGAGACATAGAGTAATTAAGAAGCCGGGAAGAGGGTACAGATGTAAATATTGTGATCGTATCCTCTCAGATCTGAGGTATGAAGCAGAAAGGAAGAAAAGATGATAAATTATGAAGTAGCTATGAGAATGATAACACTGATCCTGTGGGCTCTGGGAGCTGTATGGAGCCTGTTTATGGTAATGGAGAATAACAAGTATTTCAATATTCGGAAAGATGAGGAGAAAAACATATTAGCTTGTAATCTGTTAGCGTGGATCGTGTTAATGGTACTGAGTATCATAAGAGTAGTAAAGGTTATACATTAAGGCAAAGAGGGGCTCAAAAGGCTCCTCTTTTTAGTTCGTAAGAAAGGAGGATATAAAGGTGAATGTATTAGATAGCGTATGGTTAGAACAGTCAAAGAAAGACAAGATCATAAAAGAGATCATTCTAACAGCGGATTTTGAGACAGCATACTATACAGTGTGCAAATACATAACCTGTAGATCCCTCCAGCCTTTACACGCAAGTATCATTCACAATGTATCAGATAATCAAGCCTCTATGGATCTTGCTCCCCGTGGACACGGTAAATCTACTATTGGTGATGTGGATTTCTGTATCACAAAGGTACTCAGGAACCCGGATATAAGAATCATGATCGGATCAAAGACACAGACTCAGGCAAGTGCATTTTTAAAGGAGATCCGTACCCACTTTGAACAAAATGTAAATCTGATCCGTATTTTCGGAGACTGGAAGAAAAGCCGGGATAATGTATGGAATGATAAAGAGTTTACAGTAAACCGGAGGACAGTGATTAAGAAAGAGGCTACTGTATCAGCGTTAGGAGCCTCAGGAGCCGTAGTATCTAAGCATTTCGATATAATTATAGGTGATGACTTAGTAGGCTTTGAAAACGCACGTACAGAGTCTCAGAGAAAGGTTTTAAAGGAATGGTTTTATAGTTCCCTGTACCCTACACTTGAGCCGGATGGAGAGATTCACATTCTTGGGACAAGATACAGTCCTATGGATCTGTATGAGGATCTGATTAAGAGTAAGAATTACAAAGTAAATGTACAGCAAGCTATCACAGTTAAGGACGGTCAGGAGTATTCGCTATGGGAGTCTAAGTTTAGCCTTGAGAAGCTGAGGAGTATCAGGGAAGAGGCTGGACTGATTATCTTTAATATGCAGTACCAGAACAATACAGAGCTTGCAAAGGGTAAGATCTTTAAATACAAGTATTTCAAACACTTTGAGGAGTATGATATTGATTATGACCTCAACAGAGTAAGGGTTAAGGTATTAGATTCTCAGGGAGTGCCTTACTGGATCCCGGTAAGGATTTATATGGGTGCTGACTTGGCAATATCAGAGGACGAAACCAGTAATAATGACTATTTTGTATTAACGGTAATAGGCGTGAATAAAAATAAAAATGTCTATGTGCTGGATTACCTAAAGGAGAGACTTACTTTTAATGCTCAGCTTAATGCTATTCTGGACTATGGAAAGAATAAGTTTCCTATGGTGGAGAGAATAGGCGTGGAGACTGTACAGTATCAGAAATCTCTTGCTCAGGAGATCAGGAGACTCAGCCTGTTACCTGTAATCAATATTCAGACAAGTAAGGATAAGGTAACAAGAGCAATGAGAAGATCAGCATTATTTGAGAATGGTAAGGTATGGTTTAGGATTGGTATGGATGATCTTGAGGAATGTCTGTTACTATTCCCGGAAGTAGATCATGATGATTTATTTGATGGTTTAGACTTTGCCTTAACAGTAGCGGATCAGGGTAACTCAGTAAGAGTATTGAATAGAGAAGATTTTAACATTTAACAGGAGAGCCGGAGGAGGCTCTTTTTTATTGCGTGAAAAGAGGAGGATGAGAACAGTGATAACAAAAAGACCTATAGACAATGAATTTAACATTGAGAAGAAAGAGAGTCGTTTTAATGTGGCTTTGCTGGATGATCTTGTAGATTATCATTTCAGGAAGATCAAGCCCCGGTACATGAAGTATCAGAAACTCTATGAGGGTAAGGCTAAGATCTTTAAGAGAGCAAGAATGAAAGGAAAGAATAAGCCGTGTAATAAGATTGCAAATGATTTTTGCGGTCAGATTATTGATACAACAGTAGGTTATTTCTTAGGAAATCCTATCACTATCAACTACACAGAGAAAGAAAACAAGGCGGTAGGCACTCAAACGGC